GATGCTCTGCGTGTGCTTAATGCCTGGATGAAGGATGTGGTGAAAATCGATGTGCTGAACTCGCTGGGGCAGGAGAAATGGACGCGAGTGGCCAAGGTGCAGATCGATGCAACGCCGGAGGTGAAGGCGGTGATGCAGTGGTGGGCGGAGCAGATGGCGGGTGATGCTGAAATGGAAACAATTTTTATGGCGCTCTCTCGCCGTATGGGATTTGATGAGAAAAAACTCAAACACTGAAAATTATGGCCGCACTTCCAGACTGGTATGTTTATCTCCCTGAGCAGGGAGTCATTGGGCCAATGAGTTGGAAGGAACTGCAGGGGTATCCTCGCAACACGCTTGCAGGCTATTCTGGAGGCAAGCTGTGGTATCCCAGGTGCGTGTGGTGCGAGAATGGTGATCTGTATGTGGGGCTCGTTGGGATGGTGTTTCTTGTGGGATTGATTTGGACTTCGGCGGGGGTGGTGGAATACCTCTTTTATGACAGTTACTACTCAAGCGATGAGTGGGGGATCTATTGGGCTGGTATATTGCTGTGGATCTTTCTCATTATTCGCCTGAGGAACAGGCTTGGTGTGTCGTTCGAGTAGGCACCCCGTTCCCCGAGGTCGATCGTGGTTGGAGGCATGTAGCTGTCAGCTTGCAATCCACGATTTCAGAAGTGACCACCACCGTGGAAAAGGAATCTCTTTTTGTGTGGGACACGTTGGGTTATACCGAAGGGGAAAAGTCGCGAAGGGTTTGGTTTTTTCTTGAATGTCCCATTGGAGGGGTGGGACACGAAATGTCTGAGGTGTCGGCGCTGTAAATTGAGACAGTTGACGGGACATGTCTCATATCATGAGTGATGAGGCAGGCCATAGTGAGGATGTGGCAGATCAGGCGCAGGAGGACTTGGAAAGTATCCGGCGTCAGGATTTGCAGAACATCCGTGCCTTTGCGAGAGCCGGGCGGCCTTTGACTGCGGAGCAGTTGCGGAGACTTGAGGCGGCGGACAGGGGGCAGGGTTCTTTGAATCTGGAGACGAGTGCTGCGGGCCAGCCGGTGTATGTGGCGAACCAGTCGATGCTGGCGGAGGCGCTGAATCTGGCGGACCGGAAAACGATCCAGCGTTGGTTGCGCAAGGAAGGTGCGCCGCAGGCGACTGATGACGGGCGCTATGATGTGACGGCGTGGCGGGCTTGGATGCTGACCAATGGGCTTGGCAGCAGGCGCAAGGAGCATGATCTGGAATCACTCAAGAAGGAACATGCGACGCTGGACCTGCGGACGAAGCAGATCGAGCTGGATGAACTGGAAGGACGCAGCGCGCCGATTGATGATGTGGTGCGGATTGTGGTGGAGCAGTATGCGCGGATGGTGCAGGGCTTTCGATCCATGCGGCACTCACTGGCACCAGCGGTGGTTGGGGAAACGGTGCCGGAGGCGAGCAAGCGCATTGCGGCGGCGGTTGACGAGGTGCTTGGGCAATTTGCGATTCCTGAGAGCGCAAAAAAAAAAGTGTTTTGGAGGAACGCATCTACGAAGCTTGCAAGCCGCCTACCAGTGTTGCTCCACACGATTATGCCAGAGCCCACTTCCGTTTGCACAACGGAGACCGATGGGACCCTGACCTGAGATTTCAGGAAAAGATCATGCGGGATTTTGCCGATCCGGCGATCCGCAAGCAGGCCTGCCAGTGCAGTGCGCAGAGCACGAAGACGGTGCTGATGTATGGCTGCATGGGTTATGCGTTTTTGGAAGATCCGGGCCCGTTTCTTTGGGTGACGAAGTCGCTGCCGGAAGCGAAGAAGATGGCGGAAGCCTACTTGTGGCCGTTCTGGGAGAACACGCCAAAGCTGATGGAGAAGCTGCCGACGCAGCGAGACAAGAAACGGAAACTGTCGGCAAACTTTGGCGGGTTTTATTTCAACATCACGGGGGCTGATGCGGCGGCATCATTGCAGTCGCTGCCTTACCGATACTTATTTTTGGACGAGGTGCGGCAATGGCGTGCGGGGGCGCTGGAGCAGGCGAGCAAGCGGACGCGGTCGTATCCGCATAACTACAAGCAGTTCATGGTCTCCTGTCCGGACATGGAGGAGGATATGATGGATCGAGCGTTTCTGGCCGGCAGTCAGGAACACTGGCATGTGCCATGCAGGAGTTGTGGCCACATGCAGGTGCTTGACTGGGGTGAGAAGAAAAAACCGGGCGGGGTGAAGTGGGATGACAATGAGATCACGCACCCGAACGGTGTGTGGAATCTGGACGAGGCCACGAAGTCATTGCGCTTTGAGTGTGAGTCCTGCGGGCATGAGCACCGCGACATCCGGCCATCAGGTGCAGACCGGAAATGGTTTTGTCGTGAAGGTGAATGGGTGGCTTACAATCCTGATGCACCGGCGGACTACAAGAGCTACACATGGAATGCGCTGCTGCCGCACTTCACCAGTTGGGCGGATCAGTTTCATGAGTTTCTGCGGGCAACGCAGGCGTTGAAGTCGGGCGACATCATGCCGCTCAAGGATCATTGGAATGAAACCCGCGGCAAGGTGTGGGCTGACCGGATGCGCTTTGCCAAGGACGATGAGTTCTTGAAGGAGCGTGAGCATCATTACCTGCCGGGCGATGTCTGGGAGAATGAAGTGCGGCGGTTCATGACGATCGACGTTCAGGGCAAGGGCGGACGCCACTATTGGGTGGTGATTCGTGCCTGGGGACAGTTCGGCCAATCCCGCAAGCTGCATCATGAAAAGGTTTACACGCGGGAGGATCTGATGCGGTTGCAAAAAGAGTGGGGTGTTGACCCGCGCAATGTGGCGATCGACTCGGCCTACTCGACGGCGGAGATTTACAAGCTGGTCATGGAGAGTGGCGGGCTGTGGAAAGCCATTCGTGGGGAGGAGAAACAATTCTTCACGCAGGATCACGGAGTCAAGGCGATCTGGGCCATGTCCAAGTTTGACCCGGCCATGGGCACGCGGTTGCAGGGACAGGTGGCGGCGATGCCGTTGTGGCTGTTCTCAGCACCGGCGACGAGGGAGCGGTTGGTGATGATGATGTATGGTGATCTGGGCGACTGGAGGCTGCCGCTGAATGAAGATCACGAATACAAGCGGCAGGTGACAGCTTGGGAACGCAAGCTGGTGCAGGGCGGACGGGGTGGTGCCAGCTACGTCTGGTATCAGAAGCGGGTCGATGACCATCTGGAAGCCTGTGAGCGTATGCAGATTGCGTGCGCGGCGATCTGTGGGCTTTTTGAGGCGGCAGATGGCAGTGCGCAGTTGCCACTGCTCTGACCAGACCAGACCTAGTTTACTCGTAACCGAGTAAAAACGGTGTTTTCTATAAAAATGGGAAAACCGTGCATACCTTGCTGGAAATTGGCAGACCTTGCGAAAAAGGAGTGTGCCGCGTGGAACGGTTGAGTTCGTGGCGAGGAACAGTGTTTTAGCATACCTTACATACCTTGCATACCTTTTTGAAGATGGGGTAAGGGAAGACGCATTAAAAATCGTCGTTTATGTGTATATAGGATACCCCCCTCTGAGGTGTGCAGGTGTGCTGAAAAGTGCTGGAATCCTTTTGTCGTGGGCGTTCCACGCTGCATGCTTACCTTTTGGCTTGATAACTCCGTTGTTTGGGAGGCTTTAAGCCTGTGGAACGCTTGATTTTACGAGGCTTTTGCCAATCTGCGCACCCCTGGCTTGGTGAGCAGAGGTGTGCAGCGCGGTGGAGTTGCGGGTGTTTTTTCCTGCGTAACGATCTGAATTTGAGGGATGTAGGAGCGGTAATCGAGGTATGCAGAGCATTCGCTGCGGGCGTGTCCGGTTTGAATGGACCGGACGTGTTTGCAGGTGCGTTGGCCGTCTGCGGTGGTGCGCCTTGTCCAGCCGGGGCAGTTGCAGGTGATGAGGCCGGTATCTAAAACAAGGGTCTCATAGGTGCTTTTGCTGCTGCTGCTGGCAAATCGGTAAAGCTCATTGATGGTGCTCATGGGCTTAGAGTCTGGATTACCAAGTGTGAGTGCTGGTGACGTGGCCGTCACTATCGAGTTTTACTTCAAGTCTCTGTCGGGTGGCGTGCTCGGAGAGTTCGTAGGCGGCTGGGATGACGGATTTCTTACTTTTTAGATTGATGGTGTAAGGCACCTCGCGGTCTGGTAGGCGGAAGGTAAGATTGACTTTGTAGCGTTTATCCGGGCCTTGGAATACGGGGCCATGGATGATGAGAGATTTGACGGGGATATAACCTGGATAGTGCATGGCTTATTTGGGTTGGAGGGTGATGGGGTTGAGGTGTTTGAGGGAGCCGGGGAGTTTGCTGCCGGTGGCGGCGCGGACGTAGGCGGCGGGGAGGTCAAATTTGGTGAGGGTTGAGATGTGGGTCATTTCAGCGATGAAGGCGGGGCTGGCGATGTCGCTCTGGCGCTCGGTGTGGGCGCGGTCACGGAGGCGGCGGATGATGACGTTGCAGACGCTGTCCCAAAGCGCGTCAATCGTGGTTTTAAGGTCTTGGTTCTGGAGTTGGTGAAACTCATCCCAGGTCTTTGGATTGACGCTGTTGGCGTTGGAGTCGGTGCCAAAGCTGGTGGCGAGTATGAGCAGGGAATCGGTGCCTAATCCAAGGTGGCCAAACTTACAGGC